CTCGTACAACGTGATCCTGCGCGACCAGCTCGCCCAGGGCATGCGTGCTCTGGTCAACGAAGTGGAATCCGACATCGCCGCCCTGTGCCTGAAGTCGTCCCGCGCCTACGGCACCCCCGGCACTGTGCCATTCGCCACCAACCTGGCCGAAGCCGCGCAGATGCGCAAAATTCTGTCGGACAACGGCGCCCCGATGAGTGACCTGCAGATGGTGCTGGACACCACCGCCGGCGCGAGCATGCGCACCTTGGGGCAACTGACCAAGGCGAACGAGGCGGCCGACACCAGCATGCTGCGCCGCGGCGTGCTGCTGGATGTGCATGGCTTTGCCATTCGCGAATCAGCCCAGGTCAAGACCGTCATCGCAGGGACTGGCGCTTCTGCCACAACCGGCGCCGCCGGGTACGCTGTGGGCGCGACTGTGATCGCCCTGGCATCGGCAGGCACAGGCACCGTGCTGGCGGGCGATGTCATCACCTTCGCGGGCGACACCAACAAATACGTGGTCGCGTCCGGTGATGCTGATGTTTCCAACGGCGGCACCATCACCTTGGCGGCCCCTGGTCTGCGGAAGGCGATCCCCGCTGCTGCGACAGCCATCACCGTCATTGCCGCGACCACCCGCAACATGGCGTTCGCACGCTCGGCCCTGGCTGTCGCCACCCGTGCACCGGCCCTGCCAGAGGGCGGCGACAGCGCTTCGGATCGGATGATCATCACCGACCCGGTCAGCGGCCTGTCGTTCGAAATCTCGCTGTACAAGCAGTATCGCCAGATCCAGTACGAAATCGCGCTGGCCTGGGGTGTTGCGATGGTCAAGCCAGAACACACCGCGCTGCTGTTGGCGTAATGATTGCGCCCGGGGCTTCGGCCTCGGGCGCTTATCAAAGAGGAATAACGCATGCCAGTTATCCAAGTTCAACCATGGGGAGAAGGTCAGGGCGACTTCGTGTTGATCGAAGAATCCGACTTCAACCCAGATTTCCACGCACTGTTGGGCGATTCGTCCGGCGGTGACGGTAAGGTCAAGCTGACCGCGGCTGAGATCAAGGCCAAGCTGACCGCACTCAACATCGAGTTCAAGGGCAATGCGTCACGTGATTCGCTGCAAGCACTGCTCGACGAGCATGAGGCTCAGGCTGCTATCGCAGACATCAAGGCCAAACTGACTGAAAAGGGCATCGCCTTCGAAGTCGATGCTGATCAAGCAACCCTTCAGGCCTTGCTGGACGCTGCCGAATAACGCGCCGTATGGCAAACACATAGCAGCAGGAGCCGAACATGCTTACTGATCAGCAAAAGTCGGACGCCCGCCGCTACGCCGGTTACCCGATGCAAGGCGATGTGACGCTCGATGACCGCCGCGACACCGCCTGGGGCTGGGTGGCGCCGATGATTTGGCAGACGCTGAATCACCGGCTCGATAGCCTGCGCCCTGAGGAGGAGGTCACCATGACCAGCTTCCTTACCAAGCTCGGCGGTCTGGAAGCTGACGTTCTTTCCTCCACTGAGAACCTGGACACCGACCAGGCTGCGGTGTGGGTACACAACAAGAACGAAGTGTCCGACCGGATGAGCCTTTATCGGATCTGGCGCCGCGAGCTATGCGGCTTCCTTGGCGTTCCGCCGGGGCCGTCCCTCGGCAATGGCGGCATCAGCCTGGCAAGGGGGTGACATGGACGGCCTGAAGCTCCAGGACAAGATTTACATCGGCTATGGCAAGGCAGCCAAGCGTATCGGTTTCGACTACCAGCAATTTCGCGCCACCAGCGCCAGTAACCCGCTGTCGTCAACCGTTCTGCGAACAGTGCCTGCCTCTTTCACGACCAAGTTCACGTACAGCGCGCCGAACAAATACGGCGAGGCGACTTGGCTTGGCCTGTTTGATGGCCGCCAGTTCGCCGTGGGTGATTTCCTGGTGGGCCGGCAAGGTACATTCTTCATCGCCGCCATGCAGGACACTCTGCCGATCTACTGCGTGCAGACGAATCGAACCGTGAGCGTGTTGCGCGATGCCCAGGACCAGGGTATCGGTCTCGGGGCGTACTCAGGCGGCACCCGGGCGACCGAGGTGTCGCTGATGCAAGGTTGGCCCGCAAGCATCTTGCAGGGCACGAAGGGCGAGACGAACGACGTCAAGCTGCCATTGGACGTAAAAACGCCTTGGTGGATGATCCTCATGCCCGCCTATCCAGGCATCGTTTTGCGCACCAGCGACGTGATCCGATGCGAACTTGGCCGGAAATACGTGATTTCGAGCGCTGAACTGACCGATATGGGCTGGCGCATCACCGCAATGCAGGCGCAGGTATGACGACGGACACCGGGAGTGAGTTTCGCGAACATCTCCAATCAAGCCCGGCGGCCAGCGCTTCGCGCAAGTCGTGGAATGGCGAGGCCTACATTCGCTACAGCGGCCTTGGACTTACCATTCACCGCCGGCACGACCCTGAAAGCTATCCGTACGCCTTCAGCTTCGAAGATTTCATCGCTGAAGACTGGGAGTTGTCGTAATGGCGAGCCTTACCGACGTACTGAAGCAGGTAGCAGCCCAGGTAGCAGCCATCGTCTATCCGAATGGCACTGGGCAGCCAAGCGTTGCAGGTATCCCGCTCAGGGTTTACCCAGGCTGGCCTGTGCCGAACCAGCTAGAGGTGGATCTCGCCGCCAACTGGGCACACATCAGCATCTACCCGCACGGCAAGGACCGCAAGACCACCCGTTACCTGGGCAGAGCGTGGATTCCACTCACGGCGCCGGTGCACACGCTGGTGATGTGACGTTATCAGGCACGATCTCGCCGCAGAACATCCTGATCAACCTGAACGGCTTCAGCTACGTATATGCCGTTCAGCAGTCTGACACGCTCACGAGCGCCGCCACGGCCCTGGCGTCGATGATCCCTGGCGCTTCGAGTGCTGGCCCGGCCATCACGGTCACCGGCGCTCACGATGTCTTTGCTCGGGTCGGCGGTTTCGGCAGTGCCTACAAGGAAACGAAGCGGCAGGAACAACCGCTGCAGATCACCGTGTGGGCCAACAGCCCGCAGGCACGCGACGCAGTGGCAAGCCCGCTCGATTCTGCGTTGTCCGACGGCAACAACATCTCGTTCATTGACGGCTCGTTCGGCGTGATCACCGGCAATGGCCAGTTGATGACCGACCAGCTGCAGAAGGCTGATCTGTACCGGATCGACCTGTTCTACATGATCGATTACGCCACAACGCAGACGATGCGGGCGGCTGAGACTATTGCGCCGGTTCTGGAGATCGATAACGCCCTGACTGGGCTTCCTGAAATCATTAAAAACCCTTGAGGCCTACCATGAGCTCCGATCCATCCGATGCTCCAGCTGTGAAGACGAAAGCGGCGCCATCGCCATACAGGCTGATCGTCAAGTTTGCCTTCGCCGACTATCACGTCGGCCAAGAAATTTCCGATGCCGCCGAAGTCGCTGCCGTCCTGGCCGGCGATTGCGACGGCAAGGTCCTGAAAGTCGCCAGCGCCTAACAAGCGAAACCCACACACAAGAAGCCGCCCGCTGAGGCGGCTTTTTCATTAGGAGGACGCCATGCCCATTTACCCGGCAGGCAGCTTGAACACGGCGGCACTTCAGGCCCCGGATCTCTACATCCAGATCGTTCCACCGAAAACCCGTTATATCAACGGCGTGGCGACTGACATTCTCGGCATCGTCGGTATCGCCGACTGGGGGCCGGTGAATAGCGCTACGCTGATCGGCTCGCCCGGTGATGCCTCGCAGAAGTTCGGCACCCAGACCGTGCGCAAGTATGACCTGTGCACTGCGATGGCCGTGTCGATCCAGGGCGGCGCCTCGAATATCCGCGCCGTACGGGTCACCGACGGCACCGATACTGCCGCCACCAGTACGCTGAAAGACACTGCAGCAGCAACCGGCGCTACCTTGACCGCGTTCTACACCGGCACCCTTGGCAACTCGCTCAGTGCTTCGTTGGTTGCGGGGTCGGCAGCATCGAGCTGGAAGCTGACCGTCTCGCTCCCTGGCGTATCGCCGGAAGTGTTCGACAACATCACTGGCACCGGCCTGGCCCTGTGGCAAAACATCGTCAGCGCTGTGAATAACGGCCAGTCTGGCGTGCGCGGCCCGTCTCAATTGGTCGTCGCCACCGTAGGCGCGACCACGCTGGCGCCAGTGGCTTTGGGCCAGACCGTGACATTCGCCACCGGCACATCCGGCAACACCACCATCACCGATTCAGTTCTGGTCGGCGTTGATGGTGTGATTGGCTCGGCCCGCAAAGGCATGTATGCGCTGCGCGGTACCGGCGCCCAAGTCGCCAACCTGGTCGATGTCACCGACAGCGCCCAGTGGCCAACAATGCTCACCTACGGCTTGTCGGAAGGCTGCTACATGGTCACCCAGGGCGTCGCTGGGGCTTCATACACCACCGTCGCCACCGCGCTGACCACTGCCGGGTGCGACAGCTACGCACTGAAAGTTATGTGCGGCGACTGGGTGTACTGGCAGGATCAGGTGAACGGCCAACAGCGCATGCTCGCGCCGGCCACCTTCGCTGCCGCCAAGATCGCTTCGCTGTCGCCAAACCAGAACGCGCTGAACAAGCCGATCACCAACGCGGTATCGACTCAGCGCAACCTGGCCCAGCAGCCGTACAGCATCGCCGAGATCGGCGCGATCAACACTGCGCGCCTGGACGTCATCACCAATCCATGCCCTGGTGGTAGCTACTTCGGCCATCGTTCCGGCCTGAACTGCTCCAGCAACTCGGCGGTGAACGGGGACAACTACACCCGGATGACCAACTTCATTTCGTTGACCATCGCCGCCTCGTTCGGCGGCGTGATCGGCGAATTGCAGACGCCGGATGTGCGCCGCACCACCAAGTCCACGATGGAAAGCTTTCTCCAGACGCTGGTGCAGCAGGGGATGATAGGCGACGTCAATGGTGGCCCGGCCTTCTCGGTGCAGATCGATGCCGCGAACAACCCGGATGCACGTGTGGCCCTGGGTTACATGCAGGCCGATGTGCAGGTCAAATATCTATCCGTGATCCGCTACTTCCTGGTCAACCTCGAAGCCGGTCAATCGGTATCGATCGTTGCGTCCGCCACCCCCCGCGCCGCGTAAGCGACGAAACCACTATCAAGCCCGGCCTAGAGCCGGGTTTTTCGTTTGGAGAACGCCATGCAAGGTGGATACAACACGGGGAAAGACGTCGCGATTGACATCAACACCCCATACGGCCCTATCCGGCTGCCAAAAATCATGTCCTTCGACGCCAAGCCGAAGGTCACCAACCAGGAAATCACACCGCTCAACGGATTGACCGATGAGCTGATGATTCCCAAGGGCTGGACCGGCACCTTCGAAGCTGAGCGCGTCGATTCGACCCTCGATGACTGGTGGGCTCAGTTTGAAAGCGACTACTTCGCCGGTATTAACCAGAACCCGGCAACCATCACCGAAACCATCCAGGAAGTCGGCGGCGGCATCACAACCTGGCGCTACACGCATGTGATTCTCAAGCTGGAAGACGGTGGCAAGAAGGAAGGCGACAAGACGATCCGTCAGTCTATGTCTTTCACTGCGCGGCGCAGAATCAAGGTTTAACCCGTTTTGCATGGCAGCCCGGCAGGGCGCGGGACTCGTCACCCCGCACGCCATGCACCTTGACGACTCACTGACCAGAGGTTTTACCCATGGCTACCGTAAAAGTTACCGAATCCGCTGCACCGGTCCACGTTGACCAGAAACCAAAGTTCACCACGATCCACGACAGCCGCGGGCGCACTATCCAGTTGCGAAAGCTGGACCCGCTGCAAAAATCGCGAGTCGTCATGGCTGTAGGCGGCGAGCTCTCCGCAAACCAGGTGTATATGGGCGGCTTTGCATTGCCAGCCGCATCAGTGGTTTTCATTGATGATGTTGGTTTCGGCCTTCCACAAACGATCAAGCAAATTGATTCGATGCTCGCCGAGCTTGGTCAAGAGGGCATGGAAGCTATCGAAAACCATTTCATGGAAGAGAACAAGGCCGCCGAAGAGAAGGCTCAGGCAGAAGCAGCAGCCGCGGCGCTCAGCGCCGAGCAGGCCGCCGCAAAAAACTGACAGAGGACCCCGATTTTCGCAGTCGATGCTGGCTGGTGAAAAACGGGGTTCCTTTTGATCGTGTGTTTGATTGCGGCCTGCTTGCCGATTACGAGCGCTTTGCACTTTCGATAATGTTTTCCGAGTTCGAGGGTGCTGGCGTCTTTAACTGGCACAGCATGGAGTTCGATAAGAAGGATTGATCCATGGACTTCAAAGACCTGGGCAGCCTGGCGCTGCATATGGCCAGGCAAGAGGCGGCGCTGCTTACCAGCCTGCACGCCGGACTTGAGAAGTGCGCTGTGCGCGTTGAGAAGACCGCAAAAGCAGAGATCGGCCACTATCAGGCAGGTATTGGCCCCTTCCCGGCCTGGGCCGAGTTGGCCGAGTCTACGGAAGAGCAGAAGGCCAAGAACGGGTATCCGCCAGATTCGCCACTGCTCGCCTCCGGTGAGATGCGAGGCAGCTTCACGCACAGCACCGGAGTCCTTGAGGCCGTCATCGGCTCAACTGACCCGAAGATGGTCTACCACGAATTCGGCACACCAAAAATGCCGGCGCGCCCAGTGATGGGGCCGGCATTGCTGACAAACAAGGAGTTCATCCGCCGCACGCTGGGCGCCGCGACGGTAGCAGGGCTTATCGGTGAGCAGGCGATCCACGCATCGCTGGGGTATGACGGCAAAATCTAGCGATTATTCAAGGTGCCCTGCACGCGCTGTAGCGCCAAGCACGGTTTTGGATGAGGTGTCGAAGGTGCATTCATAGATGCTGTTTTGATAAGCCCCAAAGCCGTTTTGGTACTGTATTTTGTCGCCAACATAAATAATCACCCCTTTGGATTTGTCCGCCCAGCGCATGTGGTCAAACTTCATCTCCAGGGTTCCATCGGTCCATTTCGAAGAGAATTTAGCCAGGCCTTCGACAGCCTTTTGGCACGGATAGTTAGCCTGAGGAAGATTCTTTTCTGCCCAGCAGTTCAGGTCAGTTTTGCATTTGGCATCAGATGCTGCCTGCTCTTCTGCGGCAACTTTCGGGTCTTTTTCTGGAGTTGTTTCATGGCCACCAGAAAAGTAAAGATAAAGTCCGAACCCAATAGCGGCCATTGTTGCAATTCCGATAAAAAACTCTTTTACACCCATGGCTGGATTGCTGACTCCGCAATGCGGGCAGGTTTTAGCGTTAGTGGAAACATCCTTTTTGCATTCCTTGCATTTTGTCATTGCCATGTTTGTTCATCCGAAAATTATTGAATAAGCAACCACCAGAAAAGCGCATAGCGCGCCTCCGGCAAGCACCATCGTCACGCTGCTCAGCGTGAAAACGAGCAGGGCGGTCTGAATTCCCATGACCGGCCTATGCCGGCGCTTCTCCTGTATAGCCTCGACATCCTGAATCCGGCCATTCACCCACTGATACGTGCGCTGATTATTTGCCATGTGATCCAACACCACAAAAGGAAAGCTCATTATGGCATTTGAGGCGTATTCCGTCGCCGTCAAGCTGTCGCTGATCAACCACGTCAGCGCTGGCATGGCCATGATCAGCAAGAGCCTGGCCTCTACCGGTGGTGACGTCGACAAGCTGAATGCAAAGCTGTCCTCGATCGGCAAGCAGGGCGCAATTGGGGGCGCCATGCTTGCTGGCGGACTCGGTCTCGCTGCGATGTTCAAGGCGCCAATTGATGCGGCCAGGCAGTATGAGTTGTCGCTAACACGATTTAAGACACTGAACCTTGGTGATGCCATCAATGATCAGGTCGATAAGTTCGCAAGAAGCGCGAATATTTTGGGTGTCACGTCAAAGGATCTGATGGATACATTCAGAGAGTCCTACGGGATGATCGGGAGTATTGATCTTGCAAAGCAGATCACGCCAACAATTGCAGCCCTGAACGCTGCAAACTCAGCGCTATTCGGCGGGAAAATCGGAAAAATTGATGAGGGCTCTACGCGTTCCATCATGAGATTCATTGATATGCGAGGGCTGACCAACACCCCGGAAGAGATGAAGCACGGGCTGGATATTGCACAAAGAATGGTCACCGGCTCGGGCGGCTCGCTCAAGTTCTCTGATCTTGAACAGTTCGCAAAGCGCGGCGGTACAGCATTCAAAGCCATGAGCGACGAAGGCCTGGTCATGATGGCCACAGTTATGCAGGAAATGGGCGGCGCAAGCGCTGGTACAGGTCTTATGTCGGCGCACCAAAACCTAGTTGCCGGTCGCACGACAAAAAAAGCAATGTCCGCACTTCATGATCTTGGGCTTGCTGAGCTCGGCTATAAGGACCATGGCAAGGTCGGAGGTAAGGATTACAAGACGCTTCAAGTAACGGGAATGAAGGACGCAACCACGCTGCGTGAAAACTTCCCACTATGGGTGATGAATAACGTAATTCCAGCTTTGGAAAAGAAAGGGATTACAGATGTGTCTGGTCAGGCTGCAGCGGTTAACGAAATCCTGTCTAACCGGACAGGTAGCAGCATTGGAGTTGCATTCGCCACCCAGTTCGTTCAAACGCTCCGCGATGCAAAAATGATCAATCAGGCAATGGGCGTGGACCAGACAATCCAAGCGTTTAAGGACGACCCAAACAGCAAATTTGCAGATTTAAGTGCGAGATGGAATGGCTTGATGACCAATCTCGGCATTGCAGTTTTGCCCCTAGCTATACGCGCTCTTGAAAAGTTGAACCCTATCATTGCCTCGATGGCCGACTGGGTTGATAAAAATCGAGAGTCTGTAAAGTCGTTTGGATATGCGCTGCTCGGCCTTTCAGCGTTTCTTGTCGGTGGCGGTCTGATCAACATGACCATTGCTGCCGGTCGTGGGTTCTTCCTGCTGGGTCAGGCAATGATGTTCCTGGGTGGCAGGGCTTTGGCCCCGCTGATCCCGTTTATCGCCAGGATGGGCACCTATCTGGTGATGTTCATCATGAACGCAGGCAAGGCCGTGATGTTCCTTGGCCGCGCGCTACTGCTGAACCCGATCGGCCTGGTCGTCACGGCAATCGCCGCCGCCGCCTTCCTGCTTTGGAACAACTGGTCGGAGATCAGTGGCGCGCTGAAGCTGATGTGGGGCGATATGAAGACCGGCTTCGTCCAGCTCTTTCATGGTGACATCGGCGGGGCGTTCAAGTCCTTCGCGCTGGTGTTCCTGACCGGCTGGCAGACGATCTTCAATACGCTCATCGCAGGGGCGAACACGATCCTCCCGGCGTCCATGGCGATATCGAAGACCACGTTCGCCGACGAGTACAGAAAAACCGTGCCAGGGGCCGCCCAGCTTGTCGCCCCAGTCCCAGCAAAGGATTACAGCAGGGACCCAATCATTGTGCAGATGAACATGGACGGCAAGCTCGTGGCGGAGGTGGTAGTCGACCGAATGACCAAGTCTGCAACCAAGCCGCGCACCGGCACCCAGGGCTTCGACCCGACTCGCAGCATGTTGTT